AATAGGAAATTTCCAAACTGGTGCAGTTACAACTGGTGTACAAGCCACTGGTAATACTGGAACAGAAACAATAGAACATGATAGAATATTTGAACTTGCAAATGGTGGTGTTGCCGGTACAGGTGGCATTGGAGATGAAAGTTTTGACACACAAACTGGCACATTATCAAGTGTAACTGGTACTGGAGCCATAGGTAGCTCTGCACCAAATACTGACATACCAATTACAGGTGTATCAGGCACAAGTGGTATTGGTACATTTGGCGAAGAAGGTAATGGTACTCTTAATTTAACAGTAACACCTACAAGTGCTACTGGTACATTAGGTACAGGTACAGAGGTTGCTGAATCTGAAATACCAGAAACAAACACAAATGGTTGGGGAGAAAATGGCTTTGGTACTGGTGTTTGGGGTGGTGATGAAGAAGTTAGAGGAACTGGTGGTGTTGGTGATTCTACAATAGATATTTTCTTTGGACCTTTCCCAAGTGGTGTAACAGGTACTACTGCAATAGGTACATCTGTAATAGAAAGTGAAATAACTGAAACAGGTGTTGCTGGTACTTTTGCAATAGGAACACTTGGATTAGATAATATAGTTAATGCAACAGGTGTACAGGCAACTGGTAACATTGGTACAGAACAAGCACAGGTCAATCCGGGTTGGAGTGAAGGTGCTTGGAGCGAAGGAACATGGGGTGAGTAAATGAATTTCACACAATTAGAAACAAATATAAAAAATTTTATAGAAGATGATGGTACTGAATTTGCCACATCTATACCAGAAATTATAAAACAAGCTGAAAGTATGATATTTGCTAGATTACCAAATTTGCCATGTTATAGAAAAACTTTATCAGGTAATTTTGTAATAGGTACAAATGAATATGATGTAGCAGATGCTAGAATGATACGTCAGGTGGCAGTTACAAAGGCAAATAGTGATGTAATTTTTTTAAAACATAGAATAGATAGCTATTTAAGAGATTATGTACCAAACGCAAGTACACAAGGCGAACCATTTATGTATGCCACAAAAAAGGCTACAACATCAGGTATTAAAATATTAATCGGACCAACACCATCGGCAACATTAGCCTATGAGATAGATTTTATTGGTCTTGAAACAGGTTTATCTTCTACAAATGCCAATAGTTGGATAGGAGATAATGCAGAACAAGTTTTATTATCGGCGTGTCTATATGAAAGTTCTGCTTTTCTAAAAGCACCAGATAGTGTAAACTTGTATAAAGCACAATTTGATGAAGCAATAGCATTGTTTCAACAAGAAATGCAACGTAATTACCAAGCGGAATACGAAGGAGGTATTTAACAATGGCGATAACACAAGCAATGTGTACATCATTTAAAGCTGAAATTTTAGATGAACAACACGATTTAGCGGCAGATACTTTAAAGATAGCTCTCTATACAAGTTCTGCTAGTTTAGATGCAAGTACAACTGCATATACAACATCAAATGAAATAAGTGGAACAGGATATAGTGCAGGTGGAGAAACATTAACCAGTACAACTGTTTCAACAACTGGTACAACTGCATTTTTTGATGCGGCAGACCCTACATGGACAAGTGCAAGTTTCACTGCCAGAGGTGCATTAATTTATAATAGCACAAATGGGGATAAAGCAATTGCAGTTTTAAATTTTGGTGGAGATTTTACCGTGTCATCTGGTACATTTAGAATAGTGTTTCCAGCGGCAGGTGCAAATGCTATCATCACAATAGCTTAGGAGGTATAAATGGCTAGTACCTATGTTAATGATTTAAGATTGAATGAACTTGGCACTGGAGATGCTAGTGGTACATGGGGAACCATTACAAATACAAATCTCACACTAATTGGTGAAGGTTTAAGTTTTACTACAAAAGATTGTTTTTCTTCAGATGCAGATGCAACAGAAACTGTGGCAGATGGTGCGACACACCCTACAAGAGGTATGTATTTTAAAGTTACTTCTTCAGCTACATTAAGTGCAACAAGAACATTGACTATTGCACCAAATACCGTCAGTAGATTGCAATTTATTGAAAATGCAACAACAGGTTCACAAAGCATTAATATATCACAAGGTTCTGGTGCAAATGTAACAATACCAAATGGCGATGTTAAAGCTGTATATTTAGATGGTGCTGGTAGTGGAGCGGCAGTTGTAGATGCCTTTACTGATTTAAATTTAGCTGGAACTACAACATTATCAGTTGTTTCTACATCAGGTAACATAACATCAGCAGGTAGAGTTATTGTTGATGATACAACAGAGGCAACAAGTACAACAGATGGTTCTTTACAAACAGATGGTGGTTTAAGTGTAGCAAAAGATATTGTTGTAGGAGATGATGTTAAATTATTAAGCGATAGTGCAGTATTAAGTTTAGGTGCTGGTTCTGATGTATCACTTACTCATGATGGTACAACTGGAGTAACTTTTGCAGGTAATCCAATTACATTAGACTCTGGTGGAGATATAGTGCTTGATGCAAATGGTGCCGACATTATTTTTAAAGATGATGGTACATCAATAGGTACATTTACAAATAGTTCTAGCGATTTTGTAATACAAGCAAATGTTCAAGATAAAGACATAGTATTTAAAGGCGATGATGGTGGAAGTGGCATAACTGCATTAACATTAGATATGTCAGAATCAGGTAATGCCTCATTTAATGGTTCTGTAACTTCATCAGTTGGATTTACAATAGGAAATCTTGCTGTAACAGGACAAGAAATAGATGTTTCAAGTGGTAATTTCTTACTAGACGTTGCAGGAGATATTACACTTGATGCTGATGATGCAGATATAAAATTGGCTGATAATGGAACTGTTTTTGGTGAACTTAAAAATGAGTCAAGCTATCTTGTAATCAAAAATCCTATACAAGACCAAGATGTTCAAATTAAAGGTAATGATGGTGGTTCAGAAATAACCGCAGTTACTTTTGATATGTCAGGTGCTGGAGCGGCAACATTTAACAATGATGTTACTGCATTTTCTGATGAAAGATTAAAAACCGACATATCTAATATAGAAAATGGTTTAGAAAAAGTAATGCAAATGCAAGGTGTTCACTATAAAAGACGAGATGTAGAAAATGCAAAACCACAAATCGGTGTTTTGGCACAAGATATGGAAGCCATTATTCCAGAAGTTGTGTTAACTGCTGATGATGAAATGCAAACTAAATCAGTTGATTATGGTAAATTAACTGCAGTCTTGATTGAAGCAATTAAAGATTTAAAGGCAGAAATAGAAGAATTAAAAAAGGGGTAGTAAATGGCAATTCCATCATCTGGCTCAATATCAATGTCAGCCATTCAAACAGAATATGGTGGCTCTAATCCAATAAGTATGAGTGAATATTATGCAGGAGGTAGTAATGTTCCTTCTGGTATAACTGGTAATAATGGAGCTATACCATCATCTGGTGCTTTACAAATGGGAGATTTTAGAGGTTCTTCAAATGTGGCTTATGTATCTGCAACTGGTGGTACAGTAACAACATCAGGTAACTTTAAGATACATAGATTTAATTCTTCTGGTACATTTGCTGTTAATGATGGTGGAAATTCTGCTGGTTCTAATTCTGTAGAATACCTCGTTGTCGCAGGAGGCGGTGGCGGTGGTGGTCAAATCGCCGGTGGAGGTGGAGGAGGAGGTATGCGAACAGGCAACCTCTCTGTATCTGCACAAAACTATAGCATCACTGTAGGTGGTGGTGGAGCCAAAGGTGAAGGTGTTGTTGGCAATAATGGTACATACGGAAGTCAAGGTGGAACAAGTACATTTTCTAACATATCATCTACTGGAGGTGGTGGTGGAGCAGGATTCTCACAAGGTGTAGGCGCTAATCCGGGCAGTTCAGGTGGCTCAGGCGGTGGAGGTTCGGCAGGAAGTACAGGTGCGACCTCAAGTGGTGGTTCAGGTACATCAGGTCAAGGCAATCCCGGTGGAGGAGTGAGTCCGGGTAGAACAAGTGGCTCGGCTCCAGTTGCATCAGGTAATGGTGGTGGAAAAGGCTCACAACCACCAAATGTTAATGCAAGTAACGGAAATTCAACTGCAGGTTCTGGAGGTTCAAGTAGTATATTAGGTCCAAGTTTTACATTCTCTGGTGGTGGCGGAGGTGGAGCAAGAGCCAATGTTGGTTTAGGTCCATCAAATATCAGAGCAAGTACTGGTGGCTCTGGTGGTGGCGGAGGCGGAGGAGGTAACGACTCCAATCATTCAAATCGTGGAAAACCCGGAGGAACTGGTGGTGTAGCTAATGGTGGTGCTGGAACAGCAAGTACAAACTTTTGTCAAGGTGGTGCAGGAGGTACTAACACTGGTGGAGGAGGCGGAGGTGGAGCCTCAGGAACTGGTGGTACAAGAGGTAACAATGGTGGCTCAGGTATAGTTGTTCTTAAATATCAATTTCAAGGATAAAACATGGCACATTTTGCGAAAATAGAAGATGGTATTGTAACAAATGTAATTGTTGCAGAACAAGAATTTATAGACACACTACCAGAAAATGAAACTTGGGTTCAAACATCATACAATACACGAGGTGGTGTACATATTGATACTGATACTGGACTGCCTGATGGTGGTGTTGCTTTAAGAGGTAACTATGCTGGGATTGGTGATATTTACGATAGTAAAAATGATGTTTTTTACAGACCTCAACCACAACCAAGTTGGATTTTAAATAAAACAACATGGACTTGGGAATCACCACTTGGAGATTTTCCAGATGATGATAATGTATATTATTGGGACGAAGAAGCATATCAGGCAGATAATACTACTGGCTGGAAAAGATACGAGTAAGGCATAAAACCTTGAATTATCAAAAACCAATAATAAAAAACGAAGATTTTATACAAACATGGCATATACCTGAGGGAATTTGTGATGCCATAGTTGAATATTTTAAAAATAATCCAGAAAAACAAGAACCGGGACAAGCGATAACCAATAAACAAGGTAGTGTTATCAGAAAAGATTTTAAAGAGTCAATGGATTTACCAATAGATGCTGATTATTGGGAACAACCTTTCATGGACTATCGCATAGAATTACAAAAATGTTTAGATGATTATGTAAAAATATATTCTCATTTAGAACATGTTGTTAGGTTTAACATTGTAGAAGGTTATAACATTCAACATTACCCAAAAGGTGGTGGTTTTAAAATAGAACATTTTGAAAGAAACGGTAGTTTTAATAAGACCATAAAAAGATGTTTAGTGTTTATGACCTATCTAAATGATTTAGATGATGGTGGCACCAAATTTGTTTATCAAAATCGAATTGTTAAAGCACAAAAAGGTAAAACAGTTATTTTCCCAGTAGATTGGACACACACTCATGTTGGTCAAATTTCACAAACACAAGAAAAAATGATTGTTACAGGTTGGTATAGTTATTTGTGGGATAGATGGGGTGTTTAGAACATGGATAGTCTTGCAATCTCAAAAAATGCAACTGATGAATATTGGTTTTTTGAAAGAGAAATCAATGAAGAAACATGTAATAAAATAATTGCATTAGCAAAAGATTGGAGACCAGCAGAGGTTTTACCAAACTTAAATCAAGAAGGTAGAACTGCCAAAGACCAAAGAATTACTGATATTGCTTGGACAAATGAACAATGGCTTTATGAGATTGTTTGGCATTATTTAAATGTTGCTAATAATAATTCTGGTTGGAATTTCCAAATTGATTCATGTGAAACAATGCAAATAGCACGATATAATAAAGATGGACATTTTAAATTTCATCAAGATGGTAATGGTTTCACAAGATTTGAAAATGGTAATAAATTCACACATAATAAAACCAGAAAATTATCTATGTCAATTATATTAAATGATGAATATGAGGGTGGCGAATTTGAATTTTTTGCAAAAGATACAGTTATAAGTAAGAGAGGTACAATTATAGTTTTCCCATCTTATATGCAACATAGAGTAAAACCAGTAACAAAAGGAACAAGATATTCTTTGGTCATATGGTTTTGTGGAGAGCCTTTTGTATGATAGAAAGATTTTTTCCAACCTTAATAGGCTATTATGATAATCCACATCATAACACATTAGAAAAAGACGTAAGCGATAGATGTTTTGAATTAGAAAAAACAATAAAAAAAGGTGGTCAAAATGTTTGGTTGTCTGATACTGTTTATAATACAGATGGTACTTATGAAACATGGGAAGATGAACATTTCAAAGGCATCAATGATTTTGTTTTAGAAAAAGTTACAGAATATGCAAATGAAATTGGATTAAAAGACGATTGTTTAAATTACAGACCTTATGATTCATGGTTTACTATTTATAGAAAAGGAGATTACCAAGAATATCATACACATGGTAGCTCTGTAATAAGTGCAATTTATTTTTTAAAAGCAAATGATAAATCTGCAAAAGTTTATTTTAAAAGTCCGATTGCAGACCATATAGTACCTGAATACAAAGAACGTAATCCAGATACGTGGGAAAGAATTTTTTATGACCCAAAACCGGGAAGATTAGTAATATTTAGAAGTCATTTAGAACATTGTGTAGAAATGCAAAAAGATGAGGAATCAAGAATAAGTTTAGCCTATAATTTTAAAAAGAATTATGCATAATATGGAACCAAAAACATTACAAAATAATAGTAAATATGCTGAATATGATACTGATGGAGATGGTATTGTAACTGATGCTGAATTAAGTCATGTTACAGAAATTAAAAAGTTAGAACATGATTTACGAAAACAAAGAGCACAAAGAAGAATGGCGACTGCCAGTTTGGTTGCTATGGGTTTATTTACTGGTGCTATGTTTTTTGTTGACATTGAAAGAGTCAAAGCTTTATCCGATATTAGTAATTTATTTTATATTAGTGGTGCTGGTATTGTTGGTGCATATATGGGTGCTAGTGCTTTTATGAATAGAAAATAATGTTTAAGGCATTTGTTACAATATGTATCATAGCAATGCCAAATACTTGCCAAACATTAGAAGATACACGAGGACCTTATGAAACAAAACAATTATGTAAAGAAAGGGCTTTAGAAATAAGTAGACAGGTCAATAAATATTATCCGTTATGGAAACCTGTCAAATATAGATGCCAAGAATTACCTGTAGGGAGGTTAAAATGGAAAATATGATATTAGATGCATGGAATGATTTAAGTTATGTAGAAGGTGTTTTATTTACTTTTTGGCTATTTATACTTTATTATGGTAAGGTATGGATAGATAGCAGATTTGAGAAAAAAAGATGCCCAAGATGTGGTACTTAATGGAGAGATAGATGTTACAGGCATTGATTGGACCAGTTACAGGTTTATTAGATAAATTTATACCTGATGCAGACCAAAAGGCGAAATTGGCTCACGAAATAGCCACAATGTCCGAGAAACATCATCAAGAGGCTTTACTTGCACAATTAGAGATTAATAAAGCAGAAGCACAATCTGGTTCTATATTTAAAGGTGGTTGGCGTCCTGCAGTTGGCTGGACATGTGCGATTGCTTTTTTATATCATTTTATCCTAAAAGATTTAATTATATTTGGTTGTGCCATTGGTGGTGTAGAACTACCAGAGCTACCTGATTTTGATATGGGTACACTTTTAACTGTTCTCGGCGGAATGCTTGGCATCGGAGGACTTAGAACATATGAAAAACAAAAAGGTTTAACAAAATGAGATTATGTTTTAGATGTAAAATAAACATGCAAAAACAAATAATAGTGGATAAAGATGTAATTAGAGGTATCAAATATATTTGTCCAGCATGTAAATTGGAAGAAACAGATGAAAATTGCGACATGAGTGGATCAAAATTTTCTGCATGGTCAGAATTTGATGTATTAAAAGAGGTTTAAATGGATATTGAACAATTAAAAACTGAATTAATTGAGGACGAGGGAGTTAAATACGAAGTGTATTTAGACCATCTCGGCTATAAAACTTTTGGAATCGGGCATTTATGTAAGGCTACAGACCCCGAAAATGATTTTGAGGTAGGTACAGAGGTAAGTGAAGAAAGAGTTAATGAGTGCTTCTTAAAAGACGTAGAAAAGGTAATTGAAGATTGTACTATATTATATGATGAATTTTTTACTTTACCTGATGAAGCACAACTAATTATTGCTAATATGATGTTCAATCTTGGGCGACCTCGTTTATCTAAATTTATTCGCATGAAAGAAAATGTAATAAAT